ATGTATTTCTACTTAAAAGAGCCAAGCGGGGACAAAGATACGATTATTATTATTCAGTATTACATTAAGGATGAAAAAAAAATATTTAAATACTCTACAGGGGAGGTTATTAATCCGAATGATTGGGACTTCACAGCTCGGATGCCTAAGTCTCGAAAAGGCTCGGATGGTGTGCGATTGAGAAAGATTACTACTTATATAATGCAATATCACGATTTCCTAATAACTCTCATTGATAACTACAAACTAAATGGAGAGAAGGTGAGTCGTGAAAGATTGAAATTAGACTTTGACAAACACTTTAAGCCAGAGAAGATACCGCAAGAATTTGAATACTTAACCGATTTTGTTGATGATATATTGAAGGGGATTAGAGGAGCTATCAATAAGAATACAGGGAGAGAGTATAGTTATTCGAGAATAATGTCGTATATTAACACGAACAGAGTTATTAAAAATTTTGAAGAGAGTAGAAAGAGAAGAATAAGTATAGATAGTTACAACAAGGATCTAAATGACGAATTCATAGATTTCTGCATACATAAGAGGAAAAATAGCCTTAATTCTATAGGTACATACGTACATATAATTAAGATATTTTTAAAAAAAGCAAAAGAGAAAGGGTATATAGTGAGTGATGGAATATCTGAATTTACCACAACAAAGGCAAATAGTTTATCGGTAGCTCTGTCAGAAGAGGAAATAGATAAGCTCTTTAATTACGACTTTTCCTATAACAAGAAATATGAACAAACCAGGGACTTAATGATATTGGGGTTATGGACAGGGTTGCGAGTGTCAGACTTTATGAATTTACCAGCTATAGACCCTGACAGTAATTTTATTGAGGTAGAACCCAAGAAGACACGCAACTCGTCAGGTATAAGAGTGGTTATACCTCTGCATCATCATATTAAGGAGATGATTCGAAAAAGAGGCATGCCTCAACCTATGGAAGAACATCATTTTAATAAGATGATAAAGGAAGTTTGTAAAGAAGTTGGGTTTATTGACAAAGTAGAAGGAGACTTGATGAACCCAGAAACAAAGCGCAAGGAGCGGGGTATATATGAGAAGTGGCAGCTTATTAGCTCTCATACATGCAGAAGGAGCTTTGCGACGAACTTATATCTGATGAACTTCCCAACGCTCTCGATAATGAAGATCACAGGACACACTACAGAGGCGAGCTTTCTGAAGTATATCAAGGTAACGCCAAAAGAACATGCAGAAAAATTATTAGCACACTGGGAAGCATATTATTCCAATAAAAATAAAGGAGGTTTTTAGACCTCCTTTTTTGTTGTATTGTTAATTTCTTTAAGAAAAAGTTTAACACTGTTGTACGTAAAAATTTCCTTGAAAAAGTTTGTTATTTACAAAATTTATTGTACCTTTGCATCATCTAATAACAACTGCTACAGCAGTATAAAATGTATATTATGTTAGAAAAGTTCTTACAAATCGCAGATGAAAATCCTGATGGATTTACTGCAAAGTTAAGCGGAGAACTCGTAACGGAAGGCGGGTTCGTAGTGGCAGAAAAAGAAACTCAGAACAGCTTCGGAATCGAGGGGCTAAAAAGAGTGCTTGAGTATGCAATCTCTCATAAGACCTTGGTTGGAGGTTGGAAAGAGAATGAAATCTACTATTTTGACGCTTCGAGGCTCTACAAGAATAGAGATGAAGCTGTTAAAAAAGGGATTGAGAATGAACAAATAGCTATCTATGATTTAGATAAGAAAGAGGTTGTTTATTTGTAAAACCAAGGAGGGGGAAACCCCTCCTTAAAAAATATTGATATGGAAAATGTAGTAAAAAATATTCATTTGCTTGGATTAGATGAAGGGCAAAAGAAACGATTAGAAGCAGGAGCATCTTTATATAAGCGCTTTGATAATTTAACTTTTAAGGTAAAACAGTATAAGGATGGTATTCTTATTGTAGAAGCCAGACAAGGGAAGAATTATAAGAAAGATTATTTTTCAGAAAAGGAAATAGTAGAGAGGACTAAGAAGCTATTTAGTGACTTTTCTAATGATTTTAACCCTGAGAAAATACATGTTGGGGTTATTCCTTTCAAGGAGGTAGATAGTGACATAATCACTCCTGAATACATGAAGGATGAATTGTATAGGTTACATATACGAATTAAAGATATTAATAACGATACAGGGTTAGAGATGTCTAATTTATCAGCATGGGTAAATGGAACAAGACCCATGAGTAATATTGTTAAGAATATGTTCTATTATTATATAAGATATAAAGAGTTGATAGAACAAAAAAATGAATAAAAGAATGATTAAAAACAAATATCATGAAAAAGTTTAGCATCAAAAATGACATTATCAATCAAGAGTGGGTTAAGGCTAACTTAGACCGAAGAGATTACGAAGTGAAAGGTGATGATATAATCATTACCTACTTTGAAGAAATGCAAAAAAATGATATATTACATGCTATATCAGAGAAGACATACGATGTAGTATTCAATGATGATAGTGATAGTAATAGTAAAGGCTTTGAAAGCACATTAGAATATTGCAAGAATTACATCTTAGCGTTTAATGGGAGCAATCACAGCTACTTTGCTGACTATAAGGGTGGCATTGTACAGGTGGTGTGTAATGAAACGGGTGATGTGATGTATGAAGAGGAAGTAAGATAGGAAAATATAACAACAAAAATAGAAAAGCGTACCACGATAAGTGGTACGCTTTTTCTTTTTAATTAATGTATAACCTGCAACCCTCCTAAAGATTACATCTTTAGATTAATAACAGTGCAAAGGTAACAAAATATCCTTATATAATAGTGCTAATTATTGTTAGCACTATTATAGTCAGGCATTATGTAACTTTGTAGCATGGAATTGAAGTTTAGCACATACAATGAAAAGGACAATGTTAGCCGTGTAGATAATGAGAAAGGAATTATCTATGGCGTTGCATTGGCTAATATGGGGCTTAATAAGAATGGTTACTACTTCTCTGAGAGGTTCCTCAATGAGTTAAAAGACTTTGGGAATAAGAAGGGGGAGGTAAAGGCTCGATTTGAGCACCCATCCTTTACAGGGGGCTCTTTTGGTTCATTTATTGGAAAGTACAAGAATTTCAATGTAACAGAGGGGCGGTTGATTGGTGATTTGTACCTTGCTGAGATAGCAAGAAAGACAGAAGTAACGGGGAGAGGTATTAGCTTATTCGACTATGTAATAGGAATGGCGGTAGAATGTCCTGAGATGTTTGGAAACTCTATCTATGTAGAAGCCGATGTTATAGATGAGATATACAAGGATGGTGATGATGATAAGATTGGAATAGGATTAAAACTCATTGATTGGTGCGCCTCTGACCTTGTAGATGACCCCGCAGCTACGAATGGTCTTTTTTTTGAGAAGAACAAAAAAGAAAATAATAAATTGCGTATGAATAAAATAGTTAGAGAGCTTTTGGCTTTTATGAATGACTTTACAAAGAAAGTTAAAGAGGCAAAAGCATTCGATGTAGATTTGACCTTGGCCAATGGTGATATTATCACCGTGGTAACAGAAGGGGAAACACCTGCCGAAGGTGACGAGGTGAAAAAGAAGACGACCAATGGACAAAGTGATGAAAGTGCCTTGTCAGATGGGGAGTATCTTTTGAAAGATGAAAAGACCCTTGTTGTGGAAGGCGGACGAATTAAGGAGATTCGAGAGAAAGAGCAACAGGAAGAGCCTGTAAAGGTAGATGAGGAGTTCGCTAAGACTGTAACAGACTGCTTGAAGGCAGTAATGGATAAGGTTGAAGATTTAAACCTAAAATTTGAGGCGATGAAAAAAACTACCAGTAAATTTGAGGTAAACAATCCAAGAGATGTAAGCCAGGAGCCTACTAATGGAGGCAAGAAACGCAGCTTTGAGGAACTGAAGAAGCTTTATGAAAATTTGAAGTAAAAGAAAGGAGGATAAAATATGGCAACAACAAAAATAAAAGACTTCATCAAAGAGCCAGCAAGGGTAAAAGAGTATATCAGGGATATAAAAGACTTGCTTGAGGATCGTTCGTTGGGAATAGCTGACATAAAAGAGGCTATGACCGTGGTTGAGGGTGTGACTAAAGAGACGGAGTATGGATATTATGGGACAACTGAGGGAGTAACTCGCAAGGATGCTGGTTGTGGAATGGCAGCAGTGCCTTTTAGCATTCCTGTACGTACTGGGTGGTGGGATCCTAAGGCATTGAGAGTTACTATTAAGCAGTGTTATGCTGATTTTGAAAAGACAATCCTGCAGTGGTGTAGTGTGAATGGAATTGATAAACTCCATATAGAAGACGATCAGTTTGTTATGTTTATTGCTAAACAGCTGGAAAAGACTATTCACACGGATTTTAACAAATTTGCTTACTTTGGGGATACTCAGGCGAGCAATGTAGGTTCAGGTTCGGGGAATGAGCAACTGACCGCTGGCGTTGCGAAGGAGAATTACAACGTATTGAATGGGCTTTTTGCTTCTTTCCAATCGTTTATCACCTCTGACCCAAGTAAGAGGGTAACTATTACAGAGAATGCACAGACAACCCGTGCCGCTCAGTTAGCATTAGCTCGTGATACAGCATTCAAGGCATGTACAGAGCTGTTAGACAAGGCTGACGGTTTGACTTTTGCCTCTGGTTCGGAGCCTATATTCTTGATGACACACTCAATGGCGACCAATCTATCTCGTTACCTCAGAAGTGAGTACAAGAATGAGGACACTCTAACCAAGATGGAGAATGGGTATGAGACGATGACTTTTGAAGGTATTAAGGTAGTTACTCATCGTTGGATTGATGAGATTATCAAGAGAGATTTCTCAGATGGTACGAAGTGGAATAATCCACACCGTATTATCTTGCTTGACAAGTCAGAGTGTCAGTTAGGAGTGGATAGCTTAAGTTCTTTGAGTAACCTTGATATAGAGTACATCGGAGGAGAAGATGAGCATGTATATATCAAGGCTGCTTACAGAATGGATTTTCAAAGGGTAATGCCAACTACTGGAGCAATGGCTATATAACAAGTAACAGGTAAAAGGTGTATATTTCCTTTTACCTATTACTATAGATTAACATTTAAAATAAATAATAAACATGGCACAATGTATTAATAAGATAGCTAAGGATTTTGGTTATGATTGTGATGACACGATTAAGGGGGTAGAATTGAGTCTTTTGCTTGTCAATAGAGAGGATATAGACTTAGGAGCTACTGTAGTAGAAGGCAACCAAATAAAGTCCTTAGTACTCAAGAATGGAAAGACTGCCTATAAGGTGGATTATGCCAAGGAGAGCCATATATCAGTAAGTACTAAGCCTGAAATATCAGACGATGACTTCAACGGACACAAGCACAATATTGTACTGAAGATATACGGAAAGAGCAAAGATGATTACGACCAAATCGATAAGATAGTAGCCGGAGCGTCCGTAGTTGCTATTGTTCAAAATAAGACAAAAACTCTCGAAAACACCTTTGATGTGTATGGGTTCTACATAGGATTAGAGGCTACAGAGGGTGAAGGTCGTACTAATGGTGGTGTGTATACCCTTACATTAGGAACTCCAAGCAATCAAAAGGAACCAAAGACAGCGCTGAGATGGTTGGATACTGATTACACCACTACAAAGGGCAAATTTGACAACAAATTGGCGTAAAACTCAAGTATTAATGATTAATGGTTAATAATTAATGACTGACTTTACAGAAGATAGATTAAATGACTTGTTGAAAGGAGGTTATGCAAAGGCGGTGGGAGAGGATAAAGAGACTTTCATCGCCTTTTATGCTTATCTTTTCAATGATAACGACCCTTGTCCAAGTTGTCCGCATAAGTTATCAAGTTATTGGGATAGATTGGCACGAGAGGGAAAGAGTAGACTTATAACAATTCAAAAAAAAATAGAAGAAATGGCAAGAAACAAAAAAAACACAGACACAACCTTACAAGAAGGATCATTCAGGCTAAAGAGTGATATACACTCCTTACCTATGGATTTTGGAAGCAGTGAATTTTTCAACAATGACACGCTGACTAATGATATAGCCTTGCAGTATTTGTCTATTAACCCTAATAGGATTGCGAATTTCGAGGAATATCCTAAAGATTGGGAGCGACATGTAGAAGATTGGCAATCTCAACAAGTAACTGATGAAGTAAGTGAAAGCACTACAGATGAAGTAACTCAATAATTTGATATAAACAATGGCAAAAGTATCAGTCGTATCCTTACACAAGGAAAGCCGCCGTACAGAGAGCAATAAATACAAAGGTTATCCCTTCTTAGCAAATGGAGAGAAGAATGACTACCCTACCATGATAGAATTACTTGTAGGAGGGTCAGCTACTGCAAAAGCATGCGCGGGGGTGATAGCAGACTTTATCTATGGGAAAGGATTTTCCTTGGAAGCGGAAGCGCGTGCAACAGCAAGGCAACAACGCACACGTTTTCGTAAGGATACGCTGTATATCAATGACAAGAGAGAAACACCTAATGACCTATTAAAAAAAGTAGCGAGAAGTTTGTCGTATCACAAGGGGGTATTCGTACAAGTGAATTACAACCAACTGTTTCAAAAAACAAGTGTACAGGTACTCCCTTATCGCTATTGTAGGTTAGGGGCGAGAGATAGCAATAATTATCGAGGAAAGGTACTCTACTATGAAAATTGGGATAACTTGCAGGATAAAAAAGAGGTAGACAAAAATGTTAAGGCAATAGACTTATACGATCCTTCTCCTAAAGTAATACAAGAGCAAGTAGATGCTGCTGGAGGTTGGGATAACTATAAAGGGCAAGTGTACTTCTTGAACTTAGATAGAAATGATAGTTACCCCTTAGCGTGGGCTGATGTGGTACTATTGGATTGTGAAAGTGAGATGTTATCAACAAAGTACACAAGGAATGGCTTTAAGAAAGGATTCTTTGGTACGTATGCCTTTGTCACCTCAACCATGAATAGTGATGAAGATAGAGAGGATTTTAGAGACAACTTACGTAATTCAATAGGAGTGGAAGCTGAGCAGAGTGTATTTCATTTTGAACTCGAAATGAAGGGGGATAAGTTAGAAGATCAAGTATTGGTTAAGCCAATAGAAAGCAATGTAAAAGCGGATTTATTCGAGTATGCCGATAAGAAGACAGCTAATAATATTCGTAAGACATACGGAAATATTCCTCCTGTACTTATTGACTTTGTAGAAGGGAAACTCGGAAATACTTCAGGTGATAGTCTCAAGGAAGCACGTATATTCATGCAGGAACAAATGCAAGAGGAAAGGCAGGATGTGCAAGAGATGTTTGAAGAATTATTTGACAATTTTGCAGAGCCAATATCAAGTAATGGATTATTTGAAATAATGACTAACTACTAATGAGGATACTAACAGATAAAGCGAGTGTAGGGAAATACTTGAGCATTTCCTTTTTTAGGAAAGAGGAAGATTTTCAGCGATACATAAGAGAAGCACAGACTTTTGACCTTAAAAGGACCGTATGCGAGGACTTTTATCAGGACTTGGTAAGTGATACCCCACAGAGAGATTATACCTTTCTATTAGAGGGAGGAAGTTACACATACCAAGGTAGAAAGTATGAGTTTGCAGGATTGAAGGCTGTTTTGTCTTACTTTGCTTATGCAAGATACCTAATAACAGGCCATCAGGTAGATACTCCCTATGGAGTACGGTCAAAGGTGTATCAGGACGGCGAGGGTATTAGTCAGGTAGAACGTAGAGACCTACATACAATGTACTTACAGAATGCACATGATCTATGGGAAGACTGCAAAAGATATATAGAAAGACATAAAGAACAATTCCCTGAATGGGAGAAATGCAATGAGTGTGGTTGCGAAGAAAAACAAGAACGAAGGGGAAGAATGAGGGTAACACTCATATAAGGTAACAGATAATAGGTGAAAAATGGCAGTACAATGTATAAGAGGGTTAAAGGAAGGATTTACCTTTGATTGTGAGTATATACCTATAAAGGGGATTTATAACCGAGTGGTATTAATCAATTTCGAAGATATAGACAGACGCAAGGTTATGAGGGAGGGTGTAAACCTTATTAACTTCTCCCTAAAAGAAGGAAAGCGGGGATATTCCATAGAAGGTTACAAAAGGCACTTCACAGGAAGACAGAAATACAGCAGCAATAAATATACCCATGAATTAGACTTGCGAGTATATGACTTTTCCAACAAACATATATCACTTATAGAAGACCTTCATAAAGGCACCTTTGTAGCGGTGATACAGAGTAATGAACATTCTTTTGATAAATCAGGTTTTGAGGTATTAGGTTATGATGCCGGATTGCGAGTGGTGAGCCTTACGAGGGATTACAAAGAAAACATGATACGCTTTACATTGGGAAGTGATAAGGTAAAAGAGCCGAGGATATTCTACTACCTCCACGATATAGATTGGGCTACAACAAAGAAACGGTTTGATAAAGAATTTGTCACAGATAATAGTTTTAAGGTATTTGACGAAACATTTGATGAAACATTTGAATAGAGATGACAGCAATAGAGAATATAATCAATCAGATAGAGAACGAAACAAGGCGATTTGGTAATACTAAGACGAGAGTTGCGGCAGTATTAAGGCTTATCAAGGCAAAGTTGATTGAATTGTTTAGTGGTAAGTTGGATAAAGGAAGGTATGCAGGTACTGCTGATGATCTAAATAATGCCATAGGAAACAAGGTAGATAAGGTGCCTGGGAAGATACTATCATCCAATGACTTCACGAATGAACTACGTGCCAAGTTGGAGGGATTACAGAATGTGGATATATCCCAGCTACTACCCAAGGGAGGTTATACGGGGACAGCTCAAAACCTGAAAGAGTTGATAGATAACATCATGCGTATCCTGCAAAGTCCTGACACAGAATTGGACGAACTGCGGGAGATAGTAGCTTATATCAAGCAGAATAAGCGCACCTTGGACACCTTGGGGATTAACAATATTGCAGGTTTACAGGACGCCCTTAATGGCAAGGCACCCACAGACCATAACCACGATGATCGCTACTCCCGATTGAGGCATACTCACACAGAATACGCCCCGCTCAGTCACAGACACAACTGGAATGATATAGACGGGAAGCCGGAGATAGCTACAGAGGAGAAGATACAAGAGGCTGTGAGGAAGATACAAATTGGTGGGAGAAATTTAATTAAAGAAACATCTAATTTCTCTTTAAAAGAGTCACCCTACTATTTACAATCAAACTATACAGGTAATAGCGGATATGTTGGTGAAACTTTTAGGGGAAATAAAGTTATTAAACTCATCTATAACTGGCAAGGGATTCAGTGTAGAACAACATTTGAAGATAGACCAATGATTATTTCATTTTGGGCAAAAACCTCAAAAACAGGAGTAAAATTCACTTGTATTACAGATTCGAATGTTGTATACTCTAATGGTACAGTAATACTATCAGATGGAGAGTGGCATAGATATACTATTTCTAAGAATAGTAGAATTACTACGTTTTCAAATGGAAATAATGGTTTTGTTGAGTTTTATAAAGATAATGGCCATATAGAAGAAGTGTATGTTTCATCTTTTAAAATTGAGTATGGAAATATCCCAACTGACTGGACACCAGCACCAGAAGATATTAGAATAGCTACAGAGATAAGTGAAACCCGACAAATATTTCCTGATGATAATATAGTGTATGTAACAGCAAATGTGTCTAATTGTGACTTGCAATTGATACCATCAGGATATTCGACATCTTTCAGAAAAGTATTCGCCGGAGGACAAGTAACCTTCACTTGTTTAGGCAAACAAATCATCTACACAGGGGATACAGACTTCAACGGAGGTGATGGCTCCACTGCTGTGGTGAGTATATGGAATAACAAGTGTTACATAGATATAAGAAATATATGATGAAAGTAATTAACAAACTCAAAGGTAGCGACAAGCTCCTGCATAGTAAGTATGGGAATATAATATTTATTGCCATTTTCCTAAGTTCTTTGATATTGTTTTCTGTAGGAAAGTCCTTACTTATAGCCGCTATCGCCTTGGGCGTGATAGGGCTATGTAAGGAGATATATGACAAGTATATCAAGAAGACATTCATAGATTGGTGGGATATTGTGGCGAGTTTTACCCCTTATCCACTCATTAAATACATTAACAGATGAATGCGATACAATATTTTGATTGGGGAGGGGGAAAAAGAGATATTCCTTATTGTAAGGTTAGGCTAAAAAACTTTTTTGCTCTAACAGAAGGACGTAAATTTATTGGACACATTCCTTTACAAATATTCGAAAGCAAGGTTCTGTATTCTATATATAACAATACAGAGAATGTGAGCAATATCATAAGATCTAAAAAAACAGAAATGTATCAAGAAGGTAACGATTTTGTTTGGAATGTTTTTATAAAAGCTCCTATTAAAGATAACAGGACATTAGTTAATATTGCATTAATAAGTGTTTCTGACGCTAATCGGTGGCTTTTTTTTAATATGTTTGAAAAATGGCCGGGAGGATATATATCAGGAAGAAAGATTAAAGAAGAATCATTAAGGTCTGGAATTCACTTTGATAATGAATCATTACAAATTGCCATAGCTTCAGGACTTAATGTACCATTACGTTTCGAAGATAACAACGAATTGATTACAATAAGTAGCCTATTAGGAAAAGAAATTGTTTTTGAATTAATTTAATAAAAACCTATGACACCAAAAGAATTCGTAAAAAAATACAAGCCATTTGCGATTGAAACAGAGCGTAAGACGGGGGTTTCTCACCTCTTTATATTGGCTCAATCAGCATTGGAGACTGGTTGGGGGAAGAGTGCACCTGGTAATATGATGTTTGGGGTGAAAGCCAAAGCAGGCACATCGTTTGAGAAACGGCAATTAGTAGTCACAAAAGAGGTGCTATCCTCTCCTAATGTGACTTTCCCTGAGATAATCAGTATCACCAAGCGAGCGGATGGCAAGTATCAGTACGAGGTTAAGGACTGGTTCCGCAAGTATGACAGCCCAGAGGAGAGTTTCACTGATCACGCCAACCTATTCATGAACAACAAGCGATATGCCAAGGCACTACTGGTAAGGAGTGACCCGTACAAGTTTGCTGAGGAAGTAGCAAAGGCAGGTTATGCCACCGAGCCTACGTATGCCGAAAGACTCAAGGGGGTGATTAGAACAATTGAGAAGAATGATAAATGACAAGAGACCAATGACAGATACAGTGAATAAACTTTCTAAATGGTTTTTGAAATATAAAATCAAGATAGCCACATGGGCGACCCCAATGGTATTGCTGTTTTACTTTGATGACAAAATACAGTTAAGAGATAGGGTGTATTACTTTTTCCTTGCCTTCTTTAAGAGTATTCCTCTTTTGATGTTGTACTCATATTTCTCTATGTGGAGGGAAAAAAATGAGTTTTTCTTTGCAGGAATAGGCTTTATTCTTTTTCTAAATATGACAGTTGGAGCAATATACCACGCTAAAGCGGGAAGTTTTAGTATAAAAGAGTTTATCGGAGGAAATATAATGATATTGTTAGTTGTTTCTGTGGTGTATATATCTCTTTCTGTACTAAGTATTCCGCTAAATGATACAGAAATGGGGAAAATATTTCAAAGTGTATTACAATTTATGACACTTATGTACCCCGTTAGTAAGATAGTTAAAAATATATTTGTTCTTACAGGAGGAAAATATCCCCCTAAATTCATCATGAAAGCCCTATATAACTACGAGAAGGAAGGTAAATTAAAAGATTTCTTTGACGAGATAAGCAAGGGCGCTCCAATTATAAATAGCCATGAAAGAGAAACTACAACAGATAGCGAGGAATAACGGATGGTCATTTGATTACGGCCGTGATGATTATAGTAACTTAGAGAGGTCGGAGGATAAGGAATTTTACCTATTCCTCGACCCCATAGAAGAGATTGTAAGATTTGAGGAAGGTGCTCAGGAGGTCGGACGTACCTATAGCGGGCGATTACTACTTCTTATGGTATCGGACTATGATAGGGTGTATGATGATCAAGAAGGAAACATGCCAAGTGAGGGAAAGTATGAGAAGTATATCAAGCGCTGTAAGGAAGAGGTTATGAAGATAGCTAATGCCTTTTGTTGGGAGTATGATATACTGCAATGGCGAATGTTGGAGGTAATAAATCTATATGATACTAATTTCGATGGGGTACTGGTCAATTTTCAAATAACAAGTAGCAGATAATAGATTATGAATGTAAGGGATATAATGGCAGAGGAATTGTCCGCTATAGTAAAGGAGCTTGTAGAGAAGTATGATAGCTTAGGCATGCGCGCTACTGGCCAATGGGAAAGGAGCTTACAGACCTTTATAGCATGGCAGGAAGGTAAGATAACCGCGAAGATAGTCGGAGAGGATTACACCTACTATATGCAGCACGGGCGTAAGGATGGAAAATTGCCCCCAATAAGAGCGATTGAATCATGGATACAAGCCAAAGGGATACAACCTATTGAGAAGAAGATGAAAATATCATCATTAGCCTTTGCTATTGCTCATAAGATAGGGCAAATGGGAACAAGGCGCTTTCGGAATAATGGAAAGCCTGAATTTATAGACGATGTTATCACTCCTGAACGTATACAGAGTATCATTGATAAGGTAGGAGAAGTATATATAATACAATTCAGTAGTGATATTATAAAGATTATAGAGGAAATTCAAAATGTAGCATAAAAGAATATGTTTGACTACAATATTAAAATGGATCATGATATAGTAGGGATACACAACCCTTACTCATTCACTTTTGTAAGAGCACTAATCTCAAGAGATGCCGACATATTGGAGATAGAAGGCTTGCCGAGAGATGTAGTTAGGTACTCATTGAATCGAGGAGAGACTACTGATATAGACTTGCGGTTGCTATTACAAAGGATATTTGCCGATAGGTACAAGAATCCTCCATCTACAGAACAAAAGTTTATAGGTGTACCAATATTCACAACTAATTTGAAATTTACTACTAAAAAATGGAAAGATCATAAGAAAAAAGAGACTATTACCTTATCTACATTCAGTGGATGGCTGCCTATAGCCGATTCTACAGAGAACATGAAACACATGAAGGGTAAAAGGGTAGCTCCTCCTAATGTAGGGAAGCCCTATTTTAGTGGGTATCCTCAAGTAGATTACTATTGTACAAAGTTAAATGCAAATGCAGTTCCTTTAACGGTTAGTTTCTGGACCGAGCGGCACAGATTGAGTATTACAGTAGGAGATGATTCTTTTTATCCAAGAGAGGAGATAACAAGAATAGTAGATGAATGCGGTATATTCTTGAGATGGCGTACACGCTATGGATCGTGGGGGTATTGGTTATTCTCTGAGGACTTTGAAAGAGAGCTAAAGACAAAGAATCGTGGTAGCTGGGACGCTCGATATAAAGAAGGTGCTATGGAGCGTAAGCATTTAGGGCTTGAAGTTACGGAAGAATGGAAATTAACAAGCTCAGTGCCTGTACTTGCTAATGAGATAGAAGAAGTAAGAGACTTGTATACCTCCAATGAGGTATATCTGTATACAGGTCCTCGTGAAGGGATGTATTTTGAAAGTAACTTTTTTACTCAATGGGAACGAGTAGAGGTGATGGCAGGAACTGTGAAATTTAACGACCCAAGTTCTACATACGATATAAGCGTGAACATAGGAAGGTTGCGTGGAGAAACAAGGAAGATGACTTAATAATGATTAATACTAATGAGAAATGAGAAAGAAATTCTATTTACTATTAGCCCTTTTGTTGCTAATTGGCTGCAGAAGCAAGAAATCAAGCCTAACCGAGCACAGAGAAGAGCAAAAGAGCGAAAGAAAGGAGGTAAAAGACAGTTCTATACAAGTAGAAAAGTCGCAAAAGGTCGCTACTTTTGACCTTCAGCACTCACAATCTTACGAACTCACCCTTGAGGGTGATAAGGACAGTGTAGGAAACGCTAAGGAAGTGGTGTATTATCGTATTAGGGATGGAGATAGTGAGACTATAAGGGTGATAAACGGGAGGGTAACACTTAAAACCATAGATACTCATTCTAAGAGCTTGCAGCAGGCTGACAGCACCCTTACTATAATAACTAATACTAAAGAACAAAGCATATTAAAAACGCAAACTGCAAGGCGTGAGGTGCAAAAAGACAAAGAAGTAAAAGTAAATTCTTATACTTGGATATTTTTCTGTGTACTTTTCATTATTGTTTTATTTTTTTTAAGTAGAAAAGCCCCGTAATGGGGCTTTTTTATGGTAATAACTAATATAATCTATAGAATGTTTCTCCTCTAAATTCTAATTCCTTGTCATTATTCTTTAAAGTAGCTACCTCAGATAAGGGAGGTATATTTTCATCAACAACTTCATACTTATTCCCGTATTCATCTGTGTTATACTTATAATACACTGTTTTAAGATGAATATATGGATGTTCTAATCTTTTATATTCTATCAAATATGATCGATTGGTATCTCGTGACTTATATACTCCTTTATCTCCAGAGCTTATTACAAAATATAGATATTTATTTTTAGATGAAGTTTCCCAATATGTATCTGTTTTTTCAAATAATTCAGATGTATTAATGGGAGTTGTCTTTATAACATCATTAATTGTATAAGGGGCTATATTATCAATAGTTCCTTTTTTGAAAGGCATTTCATATTTGCGATAAAACTCGTTTTTATCCACATCTACGATGTATGGTGTGTTAATATACCTACCATATTCATTAGCTATGTATAAGTTAGGATATTCGTATTTGTATTGGTATACCTTTTCATCATTTATTGAACGACTTGTTTCTTTGTTGTGAAATGTAACTTTATTTTCATTTGGGTGAAAATAGTAAGTAGTTATATCCACATCTCCGAAAGGGTTTTTATAGTAATAAGTCCAAGTAGTCCCCGCAAGGCTTTCCTTTAACCTTGTTACTTGTTCATCCTCTTTGCTATCTTTAGAGCAGGAAAAGAGGAATATTGGTAATAAAAAGATTAGTTTTTTCATGTATAAAGTATTTGTTAGATTATTTTAAACAAGAACAATTGCTTCTGTCTACATATGTTTTCTCTCCATCATCTTGGTAATAGTAGCAACCTCCACGAGGACCCGTGTATAGTGTTTTCCCGTTGTATTGTCCACACACTTTTTCACCTTTTTCAAGGGTTCTTTCTTTGGTTTGTTTGTTTTCTTTATTAGAGCCTCCGTCCTTGGAACATGCAAGTGACAGGCATAAAATCAAGAGGGTAAATATTTTCTTCATGGTAATATAAATTAAATTATAATCTGATTTTAGAATTTACTATTTTTTCCACAGTAAATACTTGTATAATCTCTTCGAAATCTACAAATTGATCTGGGTATAACGGATTGAAAGAATGACAAGTAATTTGCTGTTTTTTGCGGTCAATTTTGGTTATTTGTTTAACTATATGCCCGCTACGAGTGGTTAGTACAAAGAGTTTGTTATGAATAGGTAGGGTATCCATGCCATCTGTCCAAAGTCGTATGAGTATTTCATCATCATCAGATAGTGAACGTTTTGTCCCATCGTCCATACTATCACCATTCACCCTTACAACAAGGTAGTTTCCTTCTCTATATTCACGAGGGATAAGTCGCTTATGGGTTTCAGGAAGATTTTCCACAAAAGATTCAGAGAAATCACCTCCAAGCATGCCCGCAGATACGGCAAGGTCAGCATATTCAACCATCATATAACTCTGCTCAGGAATAGGCGTTACCTCAGCAGTACCATTTTTTGATTTTAAATTTCCAATAGTGTGAGTAATATCCTTTCCAATAGACTCCTCGTCTGTAAGGAACATAGGTCCTTTGTTATCAGTAATCCATTCCTTGTTTATGTCTGGGAAGGTAGTAATTATATCCTCAATGAGTTCATTTGTTACTATGGTCTCTCCTTGTGATAGTAGTGCTTCATATTGCTTGAATGCCTGCTGTTGGTCTTTGGATATTCTGTTTCTCAGCGATATAAAGAGCTTTTTTAGCTTTTTGAGTATGTTTTTTTGTTGGGAGGGGGTTAATGGGTAGGCTTTTAGCATAGGGCCTTCACCTGTGAGTAACCAAACCTTATTGACTTGAGGAAATTTAATTAGAATTTCCTCCATTACATCATCGCTTACCTTATTTCTGTAACTCTTAATATGAGTTATTTGTGATTGAGATATATTCGTTTCTTGAGAAAGTTTATATCCTGAATAATTGTAATATTTAAGTATGTCTAAAAACCTATCATTAATAGGTATAGATTGCTTTACATTTTGTTGTGTGTCTAAATTATTTTTCATACCTTTGTTGCGTTTTTAAATTATATAGTTATGTTGTATTTTATAAGCATTCTTCTGCTGTTAATCATAGTATTAATGGTATATGTATCCCTTGAGATAAGGGATCGTATTAGTCAGGTAAATACATTGATTAAGAAACAATCCTTTGAATTGTGTCTTTTGAAAAACAAAATTAAGGAAACTCCAGTGCCAAAGGCTCAAAATATTACAATTACTCAATACTCTCCTTCTAACTTGGAGGATATTAAGGATTATGTAGATGCTTTGGAATCACGGCTTGAGCTACACTATAAAATGGCTGAGAACAAGCATTTATTTACAGAGCTTTTGGATTATTTCGCTGCTCACAAAGGGCTTGAATTTGCCAAAGAAAAACGATATGTAATGAGATTGTTTAAGTACATACCATCGTTATGATACTAACAATTAAAGACAGTACAGATACGACGAGAGCTATCCATGATATAGTTTTATTTCGTTGGATTTCCTCAATCTGTAGGCCTACTAATACATTTTGTTTATCATTGTACTCATTATTTTTTACAAATTGATTGTATAACTCTTGAAACCCTCCTTGATTATAAAAAGGTAGGGTTTTTTCATTAGCTTTAAGCAATGTAAGCGTTTCTGTCTCCTGCTTTGTTCCTACTTGATGAAGGACAAATATATCTACATAATGAATAAAAGGTTTTTCTATATAATCCAAACCCTTAGACATGTCTTTTGTGTCAATTTGCAAGAGTCTTTTTACAAGGTCATCAGCCACACTCAACTCCTTATTTAAGATAATAAGGCTTGATAAAATCAAGTCTAAGGTCGGTATATCCTCCTTTGAAAAATATATTTTCACAACTCTAAATATTTAAAAGCCAACCACTTGAAAACTTTAACATAAACTTTAACAAAGATAATTTACATTTTGTTTTGTACTTTACAAAAAGTGTAGTATCTTTGCGGTGTCAAAACAAGGATATAAAATAACTTTGTTTTTACGGGTGCAAATATAATGATAAAAATTTGAACAGCAATGAAAAAAGAGGGAAAAGTAAAAAAAACAATGAAAGATTATAGGAAAGCAATCACAGGAGACCTCTCAGATGAGGTGGCGGATCACATAAAAAAATGTAATAGGTTTAGTTTAGAGCTTGCAATGATACTTGATATAAAGCAATCGGCAGTACTTGATGGAGCGAGGAGAAGGAGTAATAAGTTACTTAGAATCGACCTTCTTCCAATATATGAAAAATACGGATACAAACAAAAAGACTTATATAAGAAGAATCTATGACACGAGTAGAATATGCAATGAGCACCTATAATAATCTCACACTTGAAGAGGTGAAAGAATTTCATACTATGGCAAAGCTGCTTCCTGATAATATAGATCAATATGCAGAGGCTATGAGGAGAGTTAAGAATGAGCGTTCTGAAAATTCATTATTGAGCCTTAAAGAAGTAGCAGAAATGTTGCAGGTGGAGAAACAAACAGTTACCCGTTTGGAGCGTGAGGGTTGTTTTTACAGAGTAAATGATGAAGGTCACCCTAAATACTCCTATCAAGATATAAGAGAGTTTGCAAAGGGGTATGAGAAAAATAGAACGAGAAAATAAAAAAGCCCCGCTGGCATGCGAGGCATAATGATAACAAATAAAATTTATAACGATGGCAAAATTACTACAAAAATTATTTTCTCGCAAGAGAAGCGAGAAAAAAGTGCAAGACCAACAACTACAAGTGATTAATGGGTATTTGTGCTTTCAAAATCGCAGATTTAGCGAACTTGATTATGACGAAAAAGAGCAGTATAACGACTGCTTGATACCACAAGATGATAAATTGGCTTTTGAAAAAATCATAAAAGAATCACAACTTAGATACGTATTACGATGAGAACAATGACAAATACCGAGTTTGAGCGAGTACTCAACGAAGAACGCAAGCAACCTTATTATTATAGCGACTTGTTGGACTTGCGAGAAGATAGTCACAGGTCTTTTAGTTGTGAGTTTATCACAGAAGAAGACTACCCTGATGATTGGTATTGCGCTATCTACTATGATGTAACCACCCGTTGCGAGGGTAACAATAATTCAAGCTGCCATAGTGTAGAGATACAGCATATATACATCAATTTTCAAGAGGTTAAGGTTACTGAAATGCAAGAAAGTGTATTAACAACAGTACTCACCAACCGAGCTAATGAAGAATTTCAGTTTAAAGATACTGATATATATCCTGATTATGCAACTTCTAAAATGTGGTAAAATATGAAAACATCAGTAGAAAAGGGCAAGTGCTATGAGATAGGCGATTGGCTCGTACAGATTGACAGAATAGACGAGCGCTATATATGGGGCTTTGGGGCTGATAGTGATAGGGTGATAGGGTTTATTTCCCTTCCTGTTGATAGCAAAGTAACTCGTGAAGTACCTATTAACGACTATATCAATTATATAGATGTGACAAGGCAGAATATAGCAGCTGAGTTTCGTGAGAGACTAAGCCAATACGAAGAATAATAACAGATAAAATTATATAAAAATGAATGAGAACATAATCACTGTACAACAACTCCCCGTTATCGTCTATGAACGATTGGAAAGCGTGGGGCAAGAAATTGACAAGCGTATCGCAGCGCTTGACTTGGACAAACAACTCGTAACAGAGGACACCAAGAAGGCTGTTAAGGATACAAGGGCAATGCTCAATAAAGAGTTGAAAGACTTTGAAGAGCAACGCAAACGTATCAAAGAGCAAGTAGCAACACCTTATATGGCTTTTGAAAAAGCATACAACTCCTTTATCAAAGAAAAGTACGAGAAAGCCGATGATATTCTTAAGGTGAAAATTGACGATTTCGACAAGCGCTTAAAAGCAGACAAAGAAGCACGTATCAGGGCTTATTTTACAGAGTTATGCCAAGCTAACAATATAGACTTCTTTCCTTTTGAAAGGCTTTGCTTGAACATAAGATTAAATGATAGTGACAAGAGCTTGAAAGATATTGTAAATACCAGTATTGACAATGTAGTTAAAAGCCTTGAATTTATTGAGAGCCTAACAGACCCTGACGAATATAAGGCGGAAATCCTCGCAGACTACAAGCAATGCCTTGATGTAACCACTGCTATACGAAATGCTCAATATCGCAAACAGCAACGTGAAGCTGAATTAGCACGTATCGAAGCACAAAAAGCAGCAGCCGAGCAAGCAAGGTTAGTAGCCGAAGCAAAAGCAAAAGAAGTGGCACCTTTGCAAGCACCTGAAGTAGTGAAGCCTCAAGAACAAATCGTGAAAAATGAAGCGGTGCCAGCACCTCAAGAAGAAATTCTACACTACACCCTTAGCGTGAGTGGTACAAGGGCACAACTTAGAGCATTACGCCAATTCTTAGAAACAAATAACATTAATTACAATATACAATGAGTACAGCAGTAACTAACACAAAAAATCCAGTTGTAGAGTACGAAGTAGCTGGTGAAAATGTAAAACTATCTTACCAAATTATCCGAGACTACCTAACTAAAGGCAACGGAGCGGTAACAGACCAAGACCTAATGCAGTTTATGAGTGTCTGCAAGTTCAATAAACTAAATCCTTTTCTTAATGAAGCCTACCTTATCAAGTTTGGTAATAATCCAGCTCAGATGATTGTCAGCAAAGAGGCGTTAATGAAAAGAGCCGAAGCTAATGAGTCCTATGCAGGAATGGAAGCAGGGCTTATCTTAATGAGAAATGGAGAACTGAAAGAAGTAGAAGGAAATTTTTACTTACAATCAGATGTGATATTAGGAGCGTGGGCAAAAGTATATCGTAAAGATAGAATTAAGCCATTTGTTGCAAAAGTAACCACCGCTGAATATGATAAAAAACAGAGCAATTGGAATGACAAAAAAGCGACAATGATTGCCAAAGTAGCCAAAGTGCAAGCATTACGTGAAGCATTTCCCGTACAAATTGGGGCAATGTACACTTCAGAAGAACAAGGTATCAGTGATAGTAAAGGGCGTGAGATTATAGACGCTGAAATCATTGAGCAAAGCGAGCCTACAGATTCTGTAATTGAGCAACCTATTACACCTGCCCCTACAGAAAGTCCTAAACAAGTTGATTTTAAAAACCTATAAGTATGATAACAAGTTATTTTACCCTTGGACAATCACACGTATATCGCTTTAATGGGCAAACCTTAGACCGTGATTGTGTGATTAAGATAACATCCGAAAATCCGAGAGATGTAATGGTTGAGTATTTTGGCTTAGGTTGGGCTTTTGAATACGATGAATGCCCTGAAATGAAGTATTTCCCACGAGGGGTATATAACCTAACTGACAACAAATGGGAATAGCAAAAGTCATTAATTCAGGCAGTGAGGGTAACGCCGTGATATACAACAACGCAATAATGGTAGATTGCGGCGTTTCTCTCAAAGCCTTAAACGAGGTAAAACGTTCCTTAAAAATAGTACTTCTAACTCACAAGCACAGCGACCATTTGAAGTTGCGAACCTTACAGAGGCTACAAGCTGAGCGACCTACCTTGCGGGTGGCTTGCGGTAATTTTCTCTTAGAGGAGTTGCCTTGTATCAAGAATATAGATGTATTGCAAGTGGGTAAGATATACGATTACGGAGCGTTCAAGGTGTCACCTGTAAAGTTGTATCACGATGTACCTAATTTCGGTTGGAGGATCTTCCTACCCAACGGACAAAAGATATTCCACGCTACCGATACAGTACACTTGGAGGGTATCACCGCTAAAGGTTACGACCTCTATGCTATTGAGCATAATTACTGCGAGGAGTATATACAGCAAGCAATTGAAGAAGCACGAGCCAACGGCGAATATACCCACGCATACGGCAATATCAATACACACCTGAGCATACAACAGGCGAGGGCATTTATTGAAGCAAATAGAAAGGAAAGCAGCGAAGTATTAGAACTGCATAAAAGTAGAAGTTTTTATAAGTAAAAGACATGGAAATACAAGGACGAATAAAACAGATATTCCCCTCTCAGATGATAGGACAAAATGGATTTGAGAAAAGGGATTTAGTGATGGTAACGGATGAGCAATACCCGCAAACGATCATCATTCAATTTACTCAGCAGCGTTGCGATTTACTCAACAATCTACAAGTGGGGCAAAATGTAAAGGTATATATCAATATTAAAGGGCGTGAATGGACAAACCCGCAAGGAGAGACCAAGTACTTTAACACGATTGAAGGGTGGAAAATTGAGGTTGTACATACTACTAATGTAGCCAATCAGCAGCCAGTACAGCAGCAACCAGTGACACAAGCAGCGCCTGCACCACAACCACAGAGAGCACCACAGCAGGTACAACAACCGCAGCTCTTTGATAACAACGGTAAAGAGCCTAATCCGATGATATTGGATAATAACGAAGGTGATAATTTACCTTTTTAGTAACTTAAAAAGCAAGTATCAATCGGGATAGTAGCAGGTTCGAGTCCTGCCTTGCTTTCAAAGACAATAACAATGAAAAAGATAACAATCCCCACTACCGTTAAAGACGGCAAGCTGGTAGGTAACCGAGAAATGGTAACTCGTGCGATTGGCTCTTTTGAGGGCTTGCCTATCAACCTAACCATTGAAAGGCGTAGCAAGAGAAGAAGTAATGAGCAAAATGCCTTCTATTGGGCTTGCTGGATACCTCTCATACAGACCGCTATCTATAACGAGTGGGGAGAGTTATACAATCCTAATGAAGTGCATACGCTGTTAAAAACAACTTGTAACTATGAGGAGCGTGTTAATCCTGCCACTGGGGAGGTGGTAAGAATGCCTAAGAGCAGCACCAAGCTGACCACTTACGAATGGGAGAAGGAGTTTAAGCAGCAAATCAGACAGCTATGTATGGACTTTTTCGGATTAGACTTGCCTGAACCAATAAGCGATGAGGAATAAGCAATTTTCACCCCTCGTTAAGCAAGGATAAAAACAAGTTGTAAAGCATTGATTTTCAAAGTAAAAATATAAATAAGCAAGATTTAAAGTAAAATAAGCAATGAAACATAGCGAATTATTAGAAGAAATCGAATACTTAGAGAGCTCAGTGAGTAACCTAAGAAAAAAGTTAGAAAACGCCCCAGTAATCTCTGAAAGAGGTCAAAGAGACCGAGATAAAGAGTATAGAATTATCGAGGTAATGGTTAAGAATATGGACTTATATAGTAAGAAAACATTCTTAGCCTTGAAGTTAGGGTACAATAACTTCACAGAAGCTGCTAATACTTTAGGAATTAAGAAGTTCGACGAATTGTGTAAAGAACGTTTTGGATAATTATTTTTTTCATTATTGACTCCCCGATAGGCAAGCTCTCACGTTCGAGCCGTGAGCGGGGGCTAAAAAAGAGAATTGATAATTATGGTATACGGGTATATTAGGGTAAGTTCTGATAAACAAACGGTCGAAAATCAACGATATGAGATAAAGAAGTTTTGTAAAAAAAATAATATGAAAATAGATGGGTGGATTTCAGACGAGGGTATATCAGGTATAAAAGCCCCTGAAAAACGAGAATTAGGAAAACTATTAGAGAAAGCAAAAGAAGGAGATTATATACTTTGTTCAGAACTATCACGATTAGGTAGAAACTTAATGATGATTATGTCTATCTTAAACGAATGTACAAAGAAAAAAGTAAATGTTTGGACAATCAAGGATAACTACCGATTGGATAACGATATAAGTAGTACTGTGATAGCTTTTGCTTATGGGCTTTCTGCACAAATAGAACGCCAACTTATATCTCAACGAACCAAAGAAGCATTAGCACGCAAGAAAGCTGAGGGGATAGTATTAGGTCGCCCAAGAGGAAGTAAATCGGAAAAAACTAAACTTACAGGAATGGAAAAACAAATTAAGGAACTGTTAGAAAAAAAAGTATCGTATTCGGCTATTGGGCGTATTTTGGGAGTGCACAGGCTAACGGTGAGTAGTTTTATTAAGAATAGACTATATAACAATGAAAACATTTTATAA